TCTGATTGGTCAAACCTATAATAATAAGTTTTACCTGTATCTGCACCATCAAAATTTAATACAGCACCCTCGACTCCATCAATCGTATATGCACTACTAGAACCAACTCCTGTATATGGGTGTGCTGATGTCTTGGTAATTACTTTGACTTCAAACGATATAGGAGAAGATGAACTTCCCCAATCTGATTTATAATCTTTACCTCTTGTTCTCTCAACAGTACCAGCTTGTCCTGATGTATTTTGTGTTCCTGTTGCATTAACGCCAGGCAAATCAATATTACCTGTGCCATCAAAAGATACGCCACCAATAGTTCTTGCAGTTTCTAATGCTGTTGCAGTCGCTGCATTACCTGTGGTTGATCCTGATGTGCCACTTACATTACCTGTAACATTACCCGTAATGTTTCCTGCAAAAGTTCCTGACAATACATCTGTGCTTGAATTAAAAGTTAATCCAGACGCTGTCTTTGGACCTAAGTCGCCAGTCGCTGCCGTTGTAAACAAGGGGAAACAAGTAGTGTCTGACGACTCATCTGCGACAGTAATTGCAGTTGGTACATAACTAGATGATGCTTTAGCATCTAGTTGTGTTTGTATGTTTGAGGAAACATTATTCAAGTATCCGAATTCTGTATTTGATATTGTGCCATCGTGTATTTTAGTAGCATCTATCGCTGCACTTGTATTAACATCTGCGTTAACAATAACTCCTGTGCCAATAGCTGATGTGCCTGTAACATTACCTGATCCATCAAAACTAGCTGATGTCCAAGTAACATCGCCTGTCATACCTATGGTGCGACCTGTGGCTAGAGCCGTTGCAGAACTTGCAACACCTGTTAGGTTTCCTGTAACATTTCCAGTCAGCGTTCCAGTGATTCCTCCAGTAGCCGTAATAGCGCCAGAAGTCGTAAGACTCGTTGCTGTTATCGCAGGCATATTTGCTGCTACGTTTGCAAGTGTTACCTTTAAATTAGAACTAGACTGAACGATAGGAAATACGGCACTGCTCGATGGTGTCGTGGTTGCCGTTAAGTCTGAAATCTTTTTAGTTGCCATTTATTGTACTGTCCAAGTAGTAGAAGGGGACGATGTATCTTGCCAGTTTCCTGGTGCTATATCTGTCCTATCTTCTTGTTGAAATAATTCATTGTCCTCAGTCGCCAATAAAAAGAGGTTGTCTTCTGTTTCAATGTAGCCTTGTGCTGTTTCTGGGATACTAGTCCAAGAAGTGCTTGTGGTGCTTACAGGTGTCCATGTGGTCATTAGTAAGCTCCGTAATCAATTCTTGTAGTTGGTGCTACTCCAGAATGCCTATCTCTCTCGTTAGTGGTGATTAAATCTTGTTTTGCACGATCATAGTATCCTGCCCACACTTGAATTCTTTTGTCGTTTTGTAAATAAGGTTCTGCCTCGACCAATGCTCCGTACAGGTAAAGATCGGGGTGATAAGTGAGCATGTCGTTAGTTGTATTTGAATCTGACAGTGCTGTAAAATACTTATAATACAACATTTCTATTTCGTAAACTCCGTCAGGAATAGGTCTTAATTGAAAAGAATTACCCATGATTGAGTATGCTTTTGGTTTGCCTGTTGTGCTACCGCCTCTTACTCTATCCATTTGTTCTGGAGTCATATACTCTAATGCTGTTTTAGGGTCTGTATTTAGCTGTATGTTACGCATAGCCACAAAATTATCAGGCAAAGAATAATATTCTGTATCTGCAATTGTGTTTGCAGTTACCCTGGTTTCCATTCTTCTTATTTTAAAATCTCTTCTGTGTCTTGCTTCTGCAAGTTGTATAAATTCAGGTATTCTATCATCTAAATCGGTTCTATCTAACCAATTTGCTATTGCTGTTTTGAGTTCTGAATAATTTGTTAATGCCATTATATTCTTCTCTGTGTAGTTTTAAGGTATTTGTATTCTGGGCTATTAAGCAGTTTTTTGACCGCAGGCCAGTCCTCTTTTTTTTGTGCATCTATGCCAAATTTTTGTTTCCATTCGTAATACACAACAAGAGGTATCCTTGCACAAAGTCTAAATTCGTCTTTGAGCGCATGATCCTCTTGTTGTAAGCGTTTGTTGGAGTCAATAATGCTACCAACTTCTTGAACGTGTTCAATTGCACCTTCATTAGTAGCATTACTAAAATGAAATGTCTGTCCGTCTCCGATTTTTCTTTTCATTCACTCAACTCTTGTACATAAACAGTAGGAGTCCCACTACCATGTATGGTTGCCATTTTCATGCCACCATCTACTTTGAAGATAATAGATTCATCTCCTGCCATGTATATTGAAGAAGCAGCTACTGCTGTAGGATTTGCTCCAAACTCAATAAATACAGGGCCAGTGGTTGTTACTCTTACATATTCAATAGCAGCATTGAAAGCCGATGTTTGTGCCGAAGTTCCGCTTGTCGTTCTTGTGTGATTTGCTATTACTCTATAGCCACCTAGCCAATTTGCCATCATTATCTCCTAATTACAAATGTTACTAATAGTTTTTTAGCACCTGTAGAACCACCATCTGTAATCATTTCGATAGTTCCGTCTTCTTCAACTCTATTAGCTGCCGTAGGTTCTGCTGAATCTACAGTTCCTGCTGCCGAACCTGAATGTGCAACTGTTATGCCACCACCTGTTACAGCAGTACCACCAATTTCGAAAGTAATTGCAGCGTTTCCACCACTTATAGCTCCTTGTAATGCAGTAATAATTTTAATAATTCTACCACCATCTGGTACAGCTATAAATGTGCTTGATGCAGTAGAAATATCTTCTATTTCTCCTGACAAAAAATAATCATTTAATGTTCTCATTAAATTTCTCCATATTAATAACCCTCGTTCCGAAGAGATACCTTCTTCAAGGTCATTGTTAATTTGGTATCAAGCGAGGGGCAGAAAATAATAAAAACTGCCCCTCAAAAGAAGACAACTTATGAAGTTGTCAAGTCTGCGATTGTTGCAGAACTAGCTTCGTTTCTAGCCACTAGCGTCCATTCAGCTAAGAGCAATCTCTTTTCTGCGTCACCAGTTTTTGCTAGCTCAGAAACCTGGAATGGTCTCAAGAAAGCTGTTGCAAACATATCTGTTTGTACTAGAAGAGCAGAACGTCCACTGCTTCTTAGTATTCTATCAGCTACTACTTGTATCTCACCAAAGTCAGAAACATAAACGTCAATAGTAGCCACTAGACTTCTATCTTCTGCCATGTCCATACGAGTTGAGTTACCAGTAAATCCTGATACTTTTTGTTTGTTGAATGATCCAACTAACATCAAGTTTGGCTCTCCGCCATTGTCATAACAGTTTTTTAATTCTGTTTTGAGAATAGCTTCAGTAAGAACTCTTTGTGTGCCGTCTGTGACAGTACCACTTGAGTTTCCACCACCAGCACCATAGACGTTGTTGGTAGTAGTCCAAGATTCAAAACCTCTTGAAGTTCTTGCACCACCGCCATTGCCTGATCCTGCTGCTGCTGCAACTTTACCAGTTAGGGCAAGTTCCATATCTCTTTTTAGTTCTTTACCAGCTTTTGCCACTTGATAAGCTAGTTCGTCAGTCATGCCTGCTTTTTTAGTTACTTCTTGTGTACCAGTTACAATCACAGGTTTGTAAGAAATCTGCGTATAGTTGAATACACGAGTCGTAGCCGATAAAGCAGCATTAGGAGCATCATCTCCTTCTATTTGTGCGTTTGCCGCTGCTGCTGCTAATGTATCTGTTTGCCACTCGTGCTTGGTGAAGCTCGCAGTAGCTGTTGCGATAGACGACATAAAAGGTGTGTCAGTTGGTGTAATGTTATAAATTACATTCGCTAAATCTTCTCTATTGTCGTTAGCATCAAAAGTTTCATACGCATTAGTTGTAAATGCCATTTTTGATTACCTCTAAATAAATAATTAATAGACTATAAAAGATTTTTAATTAGGTTTTGTGCATCTTCCACTCTGCCTGTCTTTTTAAGTCTGTTCCTAAGTTGCGCTCTTTTTTCTGAACTTACTTCATCTGCCGTTTGTTTAGTGCCAGGCTTGGTTACTTTAGGTACATTTTTGACCTTCTTGCTTTTAATTTTAGCATTAACCAATTCCTCGTACTTCATAGCATTGTTCAAAGCCTTTACACTTCTAGCATCAACTAGTTGCGAAAGTTCTTGTTCCGTAAAACCTATAGTCATTGCGTAATTTTTAATTTTCGTTTTGATTTTAGGTCCTTCTACTGGATGATCCCAATTAGGGATATCTTTATTAAGAACTTTATTTTGCTCAACTTTAACTTTTTGTAATTGAGCAATCGCATCAGATTGTGCTTGTAGCACTTGTGCATTTTTCTCATCTGCTATTTGCTTCTGGTTTGTCTGTAAATCCCTTTGCTCATCTTTTCTAAGAGCATATTGCACAGGGTCTTCTTCCTTAAGTTTAGCCCAATCAATGTCATCGTACTTTTTCAAATCTGATGTCACAATTGTGTCTAAGTCCTCAAGACGTGATAAGTAGCGCTTCTTCTCTTGTTGAGTAGTTTCTAACTCCTTAGCAAGCAAGCTTTGCTCTGCTTCAAGTTTTTTTCTGTCCTCAGCAAGTATAGATTTATCTCTACTGTAATCAGCCCCAAATTGAAAACCTTTTTTCAGTTCGTCAAGGGTCACAGTATGCTCTTTACCTGCCGCTTTGACAGTGTAGCGCTCCTGTTCCTCTGGTTCTTCTTCAGTGTCTTCTATTTCTAGGTCATCTGCTGTAAGCCCATCTGGGTTACTCGCTTCTGTTTCAACTGATTCGGACTTCATGTCCTGTTCAGATGCACTTTCTTGTGCCTCTGTTTTATCTTCGTCTTCTTCGGATGGCTTCTCTGAAGCGCCTAAAAGACTGGATTCTTTTAATGCTCTCTGCGCTGATGCTACATCAGTCACAGGAACACCGCCTATTGCGGATTCTTTTATTGGGATGTCTTCGTCTCTAGCCATGACTATTTACCTCCCTTCAATTCTTCTTGGACTATTTTGCCATTCTCCATAGTGTTTACTAACACGCTTTGTGCGGTCAATACACCTCTTATGGAATGATATAGTGCCTCTCTCTTTGCAGTTTCCTCAATATCAGTTCTGATCCATTTTTGAAATATGTCGTTTTGGATTACTTCATGAGATTTAATTAACAAAGGGTCTTCGAGTATCTCTTTTGCTCGTCTACCATCTTTAACTTGTGTTTCTTTATCGGTCATTTTCTTCTCCAATTTGGTAAACTCTGTCTACAACATGTGTAGGTATAGGTCGTTTACCTGTTAAATATCCTCGAATATCGTTGTGTGATATTGATGTTTTCAAGGATAATTCGTTTACAGAAATGCGATGTTTTAACATTAACTGCTGTAAATCTTTGTGTGATATTTTATTATTCAGCTTTTTGCTACCTTTTTTGCTCTTGCAGACAAATCTTTAAAATGAACTACAGGTTTTGATGTTTTGCTGTGTGTCTTGCCTGTATGTATTGCCCCATTGGGCATTTTATGTACTGCGCCTTTGTATTCTTTGCCTGTTTTAAAATAATGTTTGGTCTTAGCTCCCATCAGCAACTTCCCATTTTCTTTTTCTTTTTCTTTTTATCGTCTTTCTTTTTTTTGTTACTTTTTTTGTTTCCGTATCCGTATGCCATTACATTAACCTCAATAAGTTTGTAAATTTATCTGTTGCTAAGATCAAAATAACGATAGCCGTCCAGGCTATGTATTTGAATCTAAACACCTCTATCTTGACCTCTCTCATATCTTTTTCGATATGTTGAAGGTGATTTACTTTGATATCAGAAATATCTTTCTTAATTAGCTCCATTTCTGTGTTCAATTCGTTCAAATCTTTCATGCTAGTGGTAATTTTTTACGTTTTGGGTACATGTTTAGCGCCATAGCTACACATTTTTTGTGTTTTTCGCCCTTGCTGGTGCAATATTTTATCTCTTTCGAGATAAGTTTTCTCCTTTGCACTTTGCCAAATCCAGATGTTTTCATTATTTTGGTCCTATTCCTACAGGTCTACCTTGTACTGCTTCTAAGCGTAGTTCCGCTTCATTGAGTACAAGTTGTTGTTTTTTAAGTTCTAAATCTTGTTGTTTGATAGCAAAGTCAACCGCAGCAGTCTTTTTCTTCATCTCAAGTTCTTGTTGCTTGAGGCTAGCATCCATTGCATCGTTTTGAGCTTGCATTTTAAGTTTTTCTACTTCAAGTTGTGCTTTTTGCATAGACAACTGGTCTTCCATCGAAGGTTGTGGTTGTTTAGGCGGTATGGTTGCAGGATCAGTTAAGAAACTGTTAACATTTTTATACCCAGACTGTTCTATATATTCTGAGATAGCGTTGTAAATGTTTTGTGGTTGCACGAGTGTCCCCATGCCTCCATTTTGCACTAAGGTCTGCAAAATATTCATAATGCTAGACATTGTTTGCAATTTAGAAGTCTGACTACCTGATCCAATACCTACGTTTACTACGCAGTTAAGACTTTCTTTCCATCTCGAAACATCAATTGGTATAAATTTGCCGTTCAAATAGGCTATCTTTTCTCTGTCTTCGTACCTCTGTATTAGCTGATATATGCACTTAAATACGTCTTTTATGCCTGTTTCTGCAAATATACGAGCTATCAGCTCAATTCTTTGCATAGAAGCCTCTGTAGCGGCTGATATAGCCCCTGACGTTACATGTGAGGTC